ATGTTACAAACCATTTACCGGTTGGTGTTCGTCTGACAGTACAAGTTTTAATTTTGCCTTCAATAGGCCGGTGAAGTTTGATCTTCACTCCGCCTATTTTGGAAAGCCGAACGACATTTTTAAGAAGCTTGAAGCCAGATTGAGGATATGTGAAAGAATCATACCTTCCTTTGCCTTTAAATCTTGGATACCCTGGTTTTTGGCCAGATTTTACACGTCTGAAGAAAGCCCTGAATGCAAGGTCTATTCTTACAGCTACGTTTTGAAGAACCTGACTATAGATATTTTTAAGAAAGGGTTGATCTTCTTTAAGTCTGCTAAAAGTCTTTTGCTGGTCATATCGAGAAAGGCTTTTTTGTTCAGATTCCCAAGCAGTTTTGCGTTGCTCAAGCAGATGATTATACAACCAGCGACAACCATCAAGCGTTTGTTCAAGAGTTGTAGTTTGTTTATGGGTTGGAAAGAGTCTATATCGAAATGTTTTTCTCATAATTATATATTAACACAGAATTACACAAAGTCAAGAACTATTATAAAAAAAAGGACGGCAATTCATCCCACGGTTAAAACACGTGGGCTTTCTTGCCGAGAATTTGTAAGAGTGCGGAGATCGTCATAGAAGGGTTGCCGAACTGAACTCATGGAGGGTTATAAAGTGGGCGTTTGTGAAGAGCATCAACAGTTAGTCACAGACATGGCAGTCATAAAGCGGGATCTCAAAGAGAACACTAGGATCACGCAAGAGATTCTGACTTCGCTCAAAGGGAATGGGACTCCGGGGTTGAGGACTGAAATAGAACTAAACAAATCAGCAATCAAGCGGGCCTGGTGGTGGTTAGGTGGAATAAGTCTGATGTTTTTGGGGGTGTTGGGATGGGCACTCAGGAAGATAGGTTAAAAAGCAGGCTAAAGCGCCATGAAGGACTATCTCTGGAACCCTACCGTGACTCTAAGGGGTATTGGACAATAGGGTGGGGGCATAGGATCTCAGGCCCCACTCCTTCTATTACCCTCCATGAAGCTGAGGAACTGCTAACGCAAGACATGTATCGCGCAAGTGATCGTTTCATGAAATGGAAACGGTATCATTGTGAGTGGTTAGACCCGACTCGGAGCATGGTGTGTGTGGAGTTGATATTTTGGGTGGGCTATCATGGTTTCTTGCTATTCCGAAAAATGATTGCGGCCATCGAAAAACGGGAGTACAAATTAGCTGCTTTGGAGTTATATAACAGCGAATTAGGTAAAAAGTATTCAAGGCGTGCTCGGGAGTTGGCTGAATTGATGTGGGAGGGATCTGATGAAAGCAGGGAAGGATTCAAATAGCGGGCGCAAGAAAGATTGGTGGGGTCTTTTTGTACCACCGGCCCTTCCGCCATGTGGGCGGAAAAATAGCTGCTCATCATGTAAATTGCATGGGCGGTGCAATTGGATTTTGTAGTGAAAGGAGGTGAGAAATACGGCAAGTGGATAGTAGGGTAGAGGTTGGATTGAGGATTATCATATATTACAGGAGGACAAAACAATGACGAAACGAAGAGCTATTGTAAACTTGTGCACGACGATACTGATTTTCTTCTTCTTGATTTTGACGATATCGTCATGTGCTACCTTCAGCAGCAAAGATGTTTATCGGACTTTGAGCGTTAGCACGGAAAGCTATGACGCTGCGATGAGATCCCTTGGGGACCTTTACAAGAAAGACATGGTGGACGAAGAGACTAAAGACAAGGCGGTAGAGCTTGGCCGGTACTATCAGGCGGCTTTGAAATCTGCTGTTGAGGCCATGAACGCCTACTCTCGGGTGGAAACAGACACAAACAGGGATAAGGCAACGGCGGCCCTGATCGAGTACAGTAAGGCCCTGGGCAAGGTAATGGAGTACATTACAGCGGCCATACAGAAGGCTCAAGGGAAGTAGCGCCATGGATTTTTTAGCCGATCTTATTATGGTGTGCTGTGCGGCTGCTGTCAGTATCTTTGTCAGCTATACAGTATTCCGTGATGACACTAACAGAGAGGAGGATTGACATGGAAGCATTGGTTATTATTTCGGCAATAGTGGAATTAATTCAGAAATATGGTGTCCCTGCGGCCATGCGGGTAATCAACGATTGGCACGTTGAGGACCCCACGCCGGAGGATTTTAAGGCCCTGATTGACAGGCTGCCGGAGGACCCGGAGGATTATTTCAAATGAACAAAACACCTGAAACCCAGGATTTGAAATTTGCCGAGTTGAAGAGTGGACAGATCAAACGTGAGTGGTGGGAAGGCGACTATACTGAGTTACTGACGATCCTCTGCATGACTGCCATTGCTATAATGGCCATTGTCGTCTTGGAGGTTAAAGGAACCGAAATAGCGAGTGCGGTCGTTGGAGGATTTGCCGGTTATCTTGTCAGAGCTGTACGGGATGCCATGAATAAGTGACCCCCTCACGCTAAATATTGTCAAAAGTACAGCCCCGCCGGATTGCAACCCGGCGGATGGCTGGGAGCAGTCGTGCTGTGAAACATCTTGACCTTTTTTCGGGTATTGGCGGGTTTGCCCTCGCCGCTTATTGGGTATGGGAAGATCAGCATAAAATTACGGCTTTTTGCGAACAGGATAAATTTTGCCAACAGGTCCTGCGAAAGCACTGGCCTGGCGTACCGATAATTAAGGACGTGAGAGATGTTAAAGAAATCCAGCAATACTGCTCAACAACTGTCGATCTTCTCACCGGAGGATTTCCCTGCCAAGGTTTTAGTGTCGCCGGGAAGCGAAGAGGCAAGAAAGATGACCGTTACCTCTGGCCGGAAATGCTTGAGATTATCAAAGCAGTCCGGCCCCATTGGATTATTGGAGAAAATGTTGCTGGAATCGTCAGCCTGGCACTCGACACGGTGCTTTCTGACTTGGAAGCCGAAGGCTACGCCTGCCAGACGTTTATTATTCCAGCTTGCGCCCAGAATGCTCCGCACAGACGGGATCGGGTCTGGATTGTGGCACACTCCCCGCGCCTCGGACGGAGATCATGTACAGCCAATAAACAGTCGTATGTGGCCGACACCCAGGGCAGGCAAAACAACAGACGAAAAGGAAGAATCGTGGAAGAAACGGAAGGACAATGGGAAGGTGGCAACTCCCCCTTTAACTCTTGCTGTGAAGATGTGGTCAATACCAGCAGCAAACGATGTGAAGAACAATTGCGGTCTGTCTCAAAAGAAGGGGGACGGTTTGAATGTGGAAGTGGAGGGCAGCCTCAACTCCGACTGGGTATCCCGGATGATGGGTTTCCCCGATGGTTGGTTAGAGCTTGGGGAACAGAGGAATGGGAAGAAGGGGTCCCCCGAACTGCCCCAAGAGCGAAAGGCAGAGTGAATAAATTGCGGGCTTTGGGAAATGCTATCTGTATTCCCACGGTACTCCCGATAATGCGGGCAATTAAGTGTATAGATGAATGTGGGGTCCCGTCCAGGCACGGTTTGGGGCAGGGGGCCAAATTGCTGAGAGGACTCAAATGATTGTTTTAACTACTACTTTATTTCTGCATGTTTTAGCTAAACATGGGATTCTGGATGCCATTATTTATTTGTTTATTGTTTATTGTATTTGGAAGCCGTGCTAAAACGAGTGTAGCAACTAAGACAAGGAGGTGTATTATGTTTGTATGGTGGCTTGGTATAGCGGTGCTTGCATTGGCTGTCGGCATCGGCATAGGGGTCATAATCGCAGGTCCAGACCCCTGGACTCCTAAGCAATGGGATGACAAGTAGTTACCAATTGGCAAAGAGAGGTAAAAGTGGTATATTTACTATTATGAAAGATGCACAAACCATAAAAATCTGGACAGACACGTTGTCCAAATTGCGTATGCTTCATGCTCTTACAAACAAAAGCATGGTTAATATCTTAGATCGTTTGGTTACAAAAGAATTAGAAAAAATATATGGTAGGGTGGGGCCATCAAAATGGACATGTAAAAGTGGATAAATTATCAACAGCATAAGATAGAACACGGTATGGTTGGGCAAGGGTAGGGTAACCAAAAAACCAAGGAGGATCCGTAACATGGAAGACAAAGAGAAGGTGGAAAGACTAAAAAACGCGTTGACAGAATTGATAGGGGTCCGATCCAAGAAAGATTTGAAGCTGATGGAGGCCGCAATCCAGGATTGTCCTGCGCCTAAAAAGGAGAGGATCGCCTGGATCAACGCAATCCATGCGGTACTTGACGCAATGGAGTGAAAAAAATGGAAGTCGAAGTGAAGGCATATCCCCCCGTATCTCAACGTCCACCGGGGGGGGTTGATTATCCTGTCTTCCGACCCTGTTATGATTCAGGTAGGTTTGGTAAACGAGGACAAGTGGAATGATGAAGATTAAACTATTGGTTGCAGTATTGCTGGTTTGTTTTGGCGTGCCGGCACGGGCTGAACACTTTCACGAGGAGCATTATTATCGGGGTATATGGTGTGCGGAGCATGGCGGCAAAACAGAGGTTGTCATGGAGGACGGGACTTGTTGCGATTGCCTAAGAGAAAAGGGAGGAAGCTATGTCTATCAAGGAAATCCTGATGAAGCGGGATCGGATGTCAGCTGAAGACGCCGAGGACCTGATCGAGCAGGCCCGGGAAGACCTGCTCGATCAACTGACAACGAGGAACCTTCCGTTTGACCTGTGTGCACACTGGTTCGGCCTTGAGGCAGACTGTCTGCTTGAGGCAGACTATCTGAATGAAGGCTACTTGCAAAAATTGTGCTTTCGTCAGCGAGTTTGTTGAGCCTGACGGGAGTATCCAGTTGCGGTCTCTGACATTTACCTCGAAAACCGTGGTCCCGTGGGGGCTGCGGTTTTTTATTGCAAGTGCTTGCAATAAGAAGTACATACTTGACAAAAAGACTTAATTATGCTACGTTAATCCGACACTTAAACTATAGACACAGGAGGTAGGTTGATGTGGAGGCTGAAGAAAGAGGATGTTGCTCTTCTTATGAGGATCAATGAGGAGGCAGATACAGAAGCATACAAAAAGGTTCTGGAGGCATACCCGGAACCTGCAAAAAGAATTATTGAACAAGAATTGGTGGACCCGCAGTCTGGTGCCCCTACAGAGGAGGGATGGGAGGCCATAAGTAAGTTTGAGGAAAAGCTCGAAGTGCTTTCTAAAGAGGGGGTGCCCTACGAGAAGAGGACGCCTCCGGATCCCGTTGACGTAATAAATGGGGTGCGGGAATGGGGTCAGCAGTGGTACAAGGGCAAGTACAATGACGTGCCTTATGTCACGAACTCCCATATGATCCTATCGAGTACAACCAAGAGGGCAAAAGTTATAGGGGCAAAGAAGGCCAGGGGCGACCTTGCACATGCCATAAATATGTACATTAGGTCTATTGCGGCAGAAAACCGGGAGATGCACCCTCTTACACCCACACGCCTTGGACTACTGAGTTATGACGAGTTTGGCAGCTTCATCTGGCTGGAGAATGAGAAGTACAATATATCAGTGAGAGTGCAGGCAAGATATTACGACCTTATGCTTGCAAGATACAGGCGGGCAAGGGTTTACTCCCTGAAACAGTTGAAAACAGGCAATTTGTTTGTAGTCGGAAAGATCATTGGTCAAGGGTTCCCCCCGGGGCATATCGTTGTGTCTATTGCCCCTATGACGGAGGCGGGAGATGATTAGGCACAAACGTTGTAAGAGCCGAGAGTGCCCGCTCTTTAAGCAGACGGAAGTGCCGTACAGCGGGGACAAAAGAGCTTCAATCATTCTGGCGGGGGAGTCCCCTGGATTTCACGAAGTTAAGGAGGGCAAGCCGTTTGTCGGAAGGGCTGGAAGGCTTATCAAAAAGGCATGTAGGAAAGCAGGGGTTAGGTGGGAAGACTTCTTGATCACAAATGCGGCGCGTTGCCGGATTGATAAAGACAAGCTCTCTCCCAAAGACGTGACAAAGATTTTGCAGTATTGCCGGGCTCCTATAGAAAAAGCTATCCGGACCGTCCGTCCGAAGGCTATCGTGGTAGCGGGGAATATAGCCATGCGGCAAATCCTAAAGAGGTCTGGGATCAAAAAAGCAAGGGGCAGGTGGGAGTGGTCAAAAGAGTTTGGCTGTTGGGTCCTCCCAATTTACCACCCTGCTTACATCTTACGGAACATGGCCTTAGAGGAAACATTCGTGAGAGACCTCAAGATGGTGGATGTGTTTGTTAAGAATGGCTACGCTCCGCCAGACGAGACTGAAGATCAGTACGAATACGTGGAAGTGAAGAGCAGGTCTGACCTCCCAAAACTTGTAAGGGGACAGGCATGTGGATTTGACACTGAGGATTTTCTGCTGGATTGGATGGCCCCTGATCATAACTTTATATCCTTTTCTGTGAGCCCCGCTCCGGGCAAGGCATATAATTTTACCTTGTTTGTGGAAACGCACTGTGACGACCCAGAGCGGGTCAAGACAGTTACAGTGCCAAGGATCCCAGAGGGGAAAAAGAAGGTGGCGGCTACCACAGTAGCTATAAAGAAGGCTCCCCTGTTTAACGTTAAAATGAAATGGCTGAAGCTGTTCCTGGAAAGTAAGGACATCAAAAAGTACATGATGAATGGGAACTTTGATATTCACGCAGTACAGAGGTTATTCAGGGATTACGGAGGCGGGGAGATAAGGATTGAGAACTACTGTATGGATGTGCAAGCGGCTGCAAACCTCATAGAAGAAAATGTATATTCACTGTCGAGCCTTGAGTTTCTCCAGCAGTCTTTTACAGACTTCCGATTCGATTATAATTCAGAGTTCACGAAGAAGTATGGAAAAGAAGATATGCTTGGTGTACCGGAGGAGGATTTCACTTTTTACAGTTGCGCTGATGCAGATATGACTCTAAGAGTTGGGATGAAGCTAAAGGAAGAATTGCTTAGAGAGCCAAGGCTTGCCAGGTATCTTACACGTTTTACGATGCCTACTCTTCAAACTCTGTGGAGTATGGAGGATGCCGGAGCTTTAATTGATGACAAAAAACTTCCTGAGACAAAGGAAGAAGTTCATCATATGATGCTGCAAGCCCAGAAGCTTGCATGGAAAGCGATTCCTAAAGCAGTGAAGGAAAGACATAAGAAAGGAAAAGGGATAAAACTCACACGCCAGGAGCTTGTGCGCGATACCTTGTTTGCAAAGGATGGGTATGGACTCAAGCCGGTAGGGGTGACTGCAAGTGGGGATCCGAGTGTTGGTAAAGAGTCAAGGGTGGAGCTGCGGGATAGAAGGATCCCAAATGGCGCAAGGGTGTTCCTGCAAAAGTATGACGAGTGGAGCGAGTGCAACACACTTTACACCCGATACTTGAAAGGGTTTGAGAAAGCAATCAAGCCTGATGGACGTATCCATACTCATTACTCTGTTGCCAAGACAGTTACCGGTAGAATTTCGAGTGCAGGTCCGAACCTGATGAATGTGCCCAAGAGATCGAAAGCAGCGAAGAAAATACGGAGGCTCATTGTTGCACCGAAAGGGTACAAGCTACTTGCCATTGATCAGAGTCAGAGTGAATTGAGATGGTTCGCACATGTTGCACAAGAGAGGGAGATGCTGAGGATCTTCAGAAGCAATGAGCTTGACATCCATACGGAGACAGCTAAGACACTTGTGCATGAGGATTGGCACTCTTTATCGGACGATGAGCATAGTGTGGCACGACGTAACGCGAAGGCTGTGAATTTTGGGCTACTTTTTGGGATGCAAGTAAATGGGTTCATACAGTACGCGAAGACGGAATATGGGATTGATCTTTCGCAAGACCAGGCTGTACGTTGGATTGAGCTATTCTTTGGAAAGTATAGCGGCATAAGACCATTCCACAAACGTACTGTTGCGTTTTGCAAAAAGCATGGATACGTAGAAAGTCCTTTAGGGAGAAAGCGCAGGCTACCAGAGATAATCTCAAGGAATATGGGTTTACGAATGCGGGCGGAGAGGCAAGCAATCAACTTCCCGGTGCAGGGTCCAAGTTCAGATTGCGTGCTTATTGCCATGAACGAGATGCGACGTAAGGTGAGAGAGGGAAAGTTGAATTTCAACGGGTGCCGTGTTATACTGTTTATCCATGACGAGCTTGTATTTGAGGTGAGGGATGACGAAAGGCTTGTGGATTATGCAAGGATTATCAAACAGGAAATGGAGAACCCACCGCTTGAGCGGGATTTCGGCGTGCGCCTCAGTGTCCCCTTGGTTGCTGAGGCAAAGGTGGGAGAAAACCTGGCAGAGATGGTAGACTTGGATCTGGAGGAATGAGTCATGGCAAGAGCAAAGAATAATATACAGGGTCCCACGACAGGCTCTCGGATGAACAATAGGGCTTATAGGAGGCAGATGTTACGCCAGATAGTAAAAGTCGTTTCTAAACAAGAGGGAGGCAGTGACGACTTGTACAGGCGCTATGTTCAGGAGGAGGACCAGTTTACCGGAATGTATGGTGAGTTGCGTCTGGTTGAACCGGCCTACACATTCGAGAAGTTGTATGTGATCTATGAAGAGAGTGATATTCTCCAGTCGTGCGTGGATACTATGCAGAAGAATGTGGACGGGTTTGGCTATGACCTTCAGTTTCTCGGGGACGATGTCAAAGAAAAAGACTCCCCCGAAGCCCAGGCCGAATTCCAGAGGGCGAAGGATTTTTTTGATCAGGCTAATGAGAATCAGTCCTGGACAACGATTCGCAAGTTGGCACGAGAGGATTATGAGGTTATAGGAAATTCGGCCTTTGAGCTTGTCCGAAACCTGCGTGGAGAGCTTGTACTGGTCTACCACTTGCCCTTTAAGCGTATACGTGTATGCTCTCTCCAGGGTCGTGAGATCAGGGTACCAGTCACTCTGAGGAGAAATGGCAAGGATATTACTGTTAAGATCAAACGCAAATTTCGCCGGTACGCGCAGATTTCCGTTGAAGGCAAGCGTATCAGGTGGTTTAAGGAGTACGGTGATCCGAGACACCTCGACGCAAAAACTGGAGAGTATACCAATACTAAGCCTAAGATGCCGGCCACAGAACTGTTGCACTTCAAGCAGTCCTTTGGAGGCAAGACCTATGGGTTGCCACGATGGATTGGGGCCGTGCCCCAGGTCCTGGGAAGGAGATCCGCATCCTACATCAATAATGACCTGTTTGAGAACCAGGGAATCCCGCCCCTCGCCATCATGGTATCTGGAGGAGTGCTCACGGACGAATCCCTTGCCGACCTCGAAGAGATCATGCGAGGCGCCCGGGGAGTGGACAAGTGGAACCGCGTCCTTATTCTGGAGTCAAATGTGGAGGGGCTTGGCCTGGACGAAAAGGGAAACGCAAAAATTGAGTTAAAAGACCTCTCCAGGTATCGGAAGGAAGATCAGATGTTTGGCAAGTACACGAAGGATGCCGCCGAGGACGTGAGGCACACGTTCAGACTACCACC